CTATCCGTGATTATTCCGTGATTCGCTGGCGGCCATGACGGCCCGCAAATCATCCTCGACGACATGGGCGTAACGCGACGTCGTGCCGATGTCGGTATGCCCGAGCAGCTTGCTCGCGGCCTTGATGTTGCCAGTCGCGCGCATGATCCGGGTCGCGCTGGTGTGACGCAGATCGTGGAAGCGGAAGTCCTGCACGCCAGCCTCCTTCAGCGCCGCGCGCCAATGCCGGTCCCACCCCTGTTTGCTGAACGGGTAGCGCTGGCCCTTCACGCGCCGCGGCCGGTCCTGGCGTGCCGGCGCGTGCCGCTGGCACTCGTAGGTGAAGACGAAGGGGCAGCCGGCGACCACGGGCCGCGAGCGGATCACGTCGGCCATCGTCTCCGTCAGCGGGAACGAATGCCACTTGTCGCCCTTGGTGTGGACCTCGGCGCGCATGCCCTGCAGGTCGACGCGATCCCAGCGCAGGCCGATGACGGCGCCCTTGCGCTGGCCGCTCAGCAGCGCGAATCGCACCACGGCCGCCAGGTCGTCGTCGAGCGCCGCGAATAGCCGCGCCTCCTCGTCGGCGGTCAGCGAGCGCACGCGCTCCTTCGGCTCGGGCAGCATCAGGTCACGCCAGACGATCGCGCCCGGCGTCCCCGGCGTCGGCACGTCGTAGCCGTTGCTCAGCGCCAGCTTCCAGATCCGGCGCGCGACCTCGAGCTCGCGGTTGATGCTGGCGGCCGACACGCCCTGCGCGCGGCGCGTCGCGATGAACGCGCGGAACTCCTTCATGCCGATGGCGCCGATCAGGTGGTGCTTGCCCAGCACGTCGCACAGGTTCGCCGTCTGGTATTCGGTCGTCTTCGCGGCCTTGTCGTGCTGCCCCTGCGCGTCCCAGAACTCACCCGCGGCAACGTCGAGCGTCGCGGCCGGCTTGCTGGTGTCGCCGAGGGCGACCTTCCGCTTCAGCTCCGCTTCGAAGCGCTCGGCGTCGCGCTTCGACGTGCATCCCGTCGAGCCATGAAACCTTTGTTTGTTCCTCTGGAAATCATACTGCCAATAGGGCGAGCGGGGGTCTTTTCGAATTGACATGGTTCCTCTTTCCGCCGGCGAGATTGCAGGAAGGCGTCGACGTCCGCCTGGGTATAGCGGAAGGTGCGGTCGGTGATCGCCACGTAAGTGATCTCGCCGCGCTGGCGCAGCTTGCGCAGGGTCCGCTCGCACATGCCGAGCTTCTCGGCGGCCTGCTGGGAGGTCAGCAGCTCCGTCATCCCCGCACCTCCCGCCAGCCTTCCGGCTGCTCGCTCATGACGCCGTCCGCGTTGGTCGCCCAGCAGCACCCGTCCGACCAGCACTTGGGGAATCGATCGGTCGTTGCCTGCCACTGGTCGCAGGGGACTTCGTCCTCGGTCATGCTGGCATTGCGCACCCGCTGCGCGCGGATCGCCCGGCTGCCGAGCTTGACCTCGACCTCGCGGCCATAGGGCACCGTGTCGAGCGGCTGCCACTCCCGCGCCCGCTGGTTCGTATCGTCGTTCATGACTGCTTGATCCTATCGATAGCGGCATCGATCTGCCGGATGCTGGCGGCGCTCGGCGCGAGGAAGAAGCCCTCTGCGTCGGCCGCATCCCCAGCCGGGCAAGAGTATTCGCCGGTCTGATCCTGCGTTGGCCTACATCGCCCAGCAGCGGTTCGCTCGTTAGACGCTCCGCATTTCTCGCACGCCTTCCGGACCCAACGGATTGCGGCACCGCTGACGATCTGCTCGTCGTTCATGACTGCACACTCCGGAGGGCTGCGACAGAATGATCAAGGGCGGCGGCGATCTTTCGCGCCCGATCTTCCGAGGGGAAACCTTCTGCACCGCAATCGAGCAAATATCCGTCATCCAAGCGAACGAACCATACGGTCCCGACGCCGCAGTCCGCGCGATGCTGCACCTTGCAAATCCGATCCATCACGCCCCTCCTGCGATCTTGGCACCACGGAGGGCTGCACGGGCCTGTTCCAGCGCATCGGCCTTGATGGTGCAGTCGTGGTCACCGTTCGGCTTGCAGGGCGACAGGTGCGTGGCTTCGTAGACCATGCGCTCCAGCGCCTCCACCAGCGGCTTTACTGCTTCTGTGCGGTGGCGGGCGGCGAAAAACTTAGCAGACGCCTCCTTCTCCGCTTTCAACCGCTCTTCGGCTTGGCGCGCCTTTTCGCGGAAGTAACCGACCAGTTCCCACGGATCCCCTTTGCCTGTATCGGCCAGCGTGTTGGCGCGTTCCTCAACGCTCATGTCCGACAGATCGGCCTGTGTAACCTCAGCCATTGCTTTGCTCCCGATGGGTGGATAGGAAGTCCTTGCCGGCCTGCGTGATGCGGTAGGTTCCCTCGGCAAGCCCCATGCCGACCAGAGCGGCGGCGCACGACCACATTGCAGCACCAGCAGTCCAACCAGGCACGTTCTCGCCGTTGAGGATACGCAGCACTTCTATTTCCATGTCGTTCGGGATCACTTCGCGCCCTCCCCCATCTTGAAGATGCTCTCGGGCTTCCGCTTGTGGCGCCAGCAATACCCGTCCGGTCCTGCCTTGTTTCCGCACGGCTTCGCAAAGCGGGACTGCCCTCCGCTGGCGTCTCCGGTCCGATAGTTCCCGACGATGCTCGCGTTGCAGCGATCCCCGCCATTACATGCTCGCTTCGGCCTCACTTCGCCTCTCCCTTCGTCACGATAGCCGCGATGCTCTCCACGATCTCCGGGGAGATGGTAGGATGGGCTGCCTTGGCGAGGTCGGTGGTGGAGGCGTAGCGGGTCATGCCGCTGTTCCCGATTTCTTACCAGGCGTCGACCGCGCCTGGCTGACTTGATCCGGGCGGATCACCTCGCCGCTCTTCGCATGCCACGTGAGGGTGAGGTTGCCGCTCTCGATCCAGTCCAGGGGCAGCTCCATCACCCCGAACTTCAGCACAGGCTCGATGTCGCGCGGGTGCTTGGCGAGGTAGGAGATCAGGCTTCCTGCCGTCTCCATGCCGCCAACCCCGGCTTGCTGTCCGAACGCGGCGGCGATCTCAGCAATGCGGGCGATGACGAGCTCGGCCTGGGCCATGTCGATATGCTCGCGCATCACGCCACCCTCCCCCGCGCCGCGCGCTGGGCGGCATCGCGCCGGTCCATCTCGCCGAGCAGCATCTTGCCGCGCAGGGTGGGCATGCCGAGGGAGATCGCGTGGCGAGATTCGAGCTGCGACAGCTCGGTCGCCACCTGCCGGCGCTCGGCCTCGATGCGCTCCAGGCGGGCGTGCTTCGCGCGGATCAGGTGCGCGCGTTGGGCTTCGGTCAGCGGGGTCATGCTGCTTGCTCCAGATCGGGGGTGGAGATGCGGCGGAGAGCGTCGCGGTAACGCGCGGCGGCTTCGTAATCCTCGGTGCGGACCGCCTCGTCGCGCAGGCGGGTAAGCCGGCTGATGCCGCGCTTCACGGGCACCTCGCGTCGCTTGGTCTGCGCTGGCGAGCACTGGAACAGCTCCGAGCGGTGCAGGTGGCGGCAGTCGCGGGCGCCCGGGCCGTAGATGACCATCCACATGCCGTTGATGCCGCCATAGCACCGTCCGCGCATCAGGTGCCCGCCATGGTCGCGGAAGTACCAGACATCGCCGTGCTGGACTGGCTCGGCACCGCGGCGCCAATGCCGCAGCTCGCTCTCATCCGGCCAGCCGCTCTCGTCGCGCTTGAACCGGTGGACGCCGCGCTTCCGCTCGTATTCACTGTCCCACTTGTCGTTGAAGAATGCGAGCGGGTCGGGGTTGGGTGATTCGACTGGCTGGCGGTGTTCGAACCCACGGGCGAGCAGGTGATCGCGGGCGCTGATGGCGGCCAGCTCGAAGGCCTTTCCGATCAGGTAGGGCATCTTCTCGCGCTTGTCGAAATCGTAGCGGCCGCCGTGGTGGTTCTCGGTGACGATCTCCTGGAAGAACTCCAGCTTGCAGCCGGTCGGGTAGCATTCTGCTGCGACGCATAGGTCACCCTGCGGTGTCGCGCGCGAACCGACGCGATGGTACTTGCTGAGGATCCGATAGCGCTTGTCGAACTGGGGGTCTGTGGTGAAGGTGAACCCCTTCCCCTCCAGCACCTTCAGCAAGCGGTTGAAGGTCTCCCAGTCGGGCGAGTATGACCGGAGCTGAGACTTCGGCTCGATGCCGAGCGCGCTGACGATCAGCGACGCGTCGTAGAACTTGAAGCTGCGGTCGGTCATGCTGCTTGCTCCTCGCGAGCGGGGACGCGGATCTTGCGCTTGACGTCGCCGAACCAAGACTGGCAGCGCTGAGCCTTGTTGAAGGCCTCGACGGCGGCGTAGAACTCGTCCACGCCGTCCATGTCATCAACGCTCGCGCCCTCGTGCATGTCGTCGAGCAGGTTCTCGAGAACGCTATCCGCATCGATCCGTGGATATGTGATGGTGCACGGGCTCACCCACCCGGCGCCGAAGTCCTGCGCTTCGGCCATTTCGGTGAAATAGGTGTCGCCGTCGAACAGGCAGTACGGGCCCCCTTCGTCAGGTACCTCGGTCGCGGCGTCGAGCTTGCGCTGGTAGCGGCACGGCTCACAGGCGGTGAAGCTCTTGCTGCACTGCTCACCGCAATACTGGCAGGTGTTGTGCGTCTTGCAGGTGTAGCAGTCACGAGCCGCGTCGATCGCGGCGGCGTGCTTCTTTTCCTCGGTCGCCAGGTAGATCTCCGGCGAATGAACCGAACCGCACTTCGCGCACACATAGAGGCGCGGCTTCCGCTCCGGGTCGTCCGCGAAGATCAGGATCCTTGGCTCTTGGCTCTGCTCGTCTGCCATCGTCATCTCCGTCTCGTTGTGCCCCCGCCACCGGAGCGGCGGGGGCTTGCGACCCGGGGGCTTTGCCCTCTGGGGATTGGGTTAGGCCGGCACCTTGTCGGTGCCGATCGGGTAGCCGTAGCGGGCCATCGCCGCGTCGATCGCCTGGCGGCACGACGGCAGACCATTTGCCGCGCTATCGTGCAGGTCGACCGCCATCGGCCCGAGCATGAGCCGGTTGACGTTGTGGTTCAGCACCAGCGCCCAGCGGTATTCGCTGCCGGACTGCTGGTTGAGCCGGCGGTTGCACTGGTCGAGGAAATCAAGCCGGGCAGTGTCGGCGAGGCGTGCCAGCCGTGCGCGCTCCTTCCGCTCTGCCTTGAGCGCGTTCCACAGCCTGAGGAGAAGGCCAGAGCCAAGATCCTCGGCTCGATCGCCGGCGATGAACATCCACATCGCTGCGTCCACCTCCGCCTCATCGGCGCGCTGGCGAGCCTTGACCATTTCGGGGCGCAGGCCGGCAGCATCGTCGAGGATGACCTTGCGCGAAAGCTCACTGCGGAAAGGGCCGGGCTTGAACCCGAGCGCGGCAAGAAGCGCGTCGCGCTCCTCTGCTGCCCGATCCACCTCCAACTCAGCTTCTGCCATGCTCGTAACTCCGTCTCGTGATTTCGTGGGGCCGGCGCCTGCTGGGTCGCGACACCGGCCCCTGGACGCCGCGGGATGCGGCGCCCTTCAGCTGGTCACAGCGCGCCCGTCGCCTCGAGGATTTCCTGCCGGGTGGGCTGGTGGTCTTCCTCGCCGATCGCGTCGGCTTTGCCGGTGCAGGAGCGGCAGAGGTGCAGGTCGCACTGCACAGATCCGCACTCACCGGTCATGGGGTTGCCGCCGCGGAGGACGTCCTCCGCAAGGTCGGCCACAGCCGGCAGCGCTGCATTGGTGGAATCGGCCGGATCGATGCCGACCCGGAAGCTCTTGCCGCACCCGTCGCACTCGAAAAGCGCCTCGATGGACTTGATCGCCATCACGCGGCCTCCGCCTGCACGATAGCAATGCCCGCCAGGTGCTCGGCGGCGAGGCTCGCAGGATCTTCGCTTTCGCTGCCGGCGATCTTCCGCAGCACGTCCCGCGCGTCATCGCGCTCGGTCAGGGCATCGTTCAGCGCCTTTCCGACGATCCGCTTCTCGCGCTGGGCCGCCGCCTGGGCATCCAGCGCTTCGGCGCGGGCGTTCTCGGCAGCGAGTACCGCGTCGACCTGCTCGTTGAGCTGAGATTCCAGATCACGGATGCGGGCGTCGCTGCGGGCATTGTCCTCGCGACGCCAGCGGGCGATCGTGGCCCGCGCAGCCTCCAGGCCGGCGTTGTCCCTCTTGAGCAGGCGAATCTGGTCGTCCTTCTCGACATTGTCCGCGATCAGCGCGGCATGCTCCCGCTGGAGCGCCGCGAGCTGGCGCCTGGTCTTTCCTCCGAACATCATGCCTCTCCCTGCTTGGTGGTGATGACCCGGCCGCGCCGCGAGACGCGGGCGCCCCCGGAGAGCCCGCTGGCGAACTCGGCGCCGAACACGCGGACTGCGAAGTCCGGCGCTCCCCGCTCCCGCTGGCGCTGCTCGTCGCGAGCCTGGTGGCGGAGGCGGCGGGCGATCTCCCGCTCGCCATGGTGGGGGCGGTAGACACTGCGGTTCGGCTTGTGCCCGGTCGGATAGCGGGTGCTGCCCTGGTGGTGCTTGCCAGCCGGGTGCAGCGGTCCGAGGGCGGGCATGGAGAGGGCACTCAGCGCCGCGGCGATATTGAAGGCTCGCATCTCATTGGTCTCCGTTCTCGTCGGCGTCGTCGCCAGGGAATTGGTCGCCGTGCTCGGCATCGCTGCGGCCGGTCGGAACGTCGTCCTCGGCATCGGCCGGGAAGTCGGCGGCTGCCGGGTGCTGTGGGGTCGTCGTCATGCGCGCGCCCTTCCGAAGCGCAGGTCGAGCGCCAGCGCGGCGCCGAGCAGCAGCGCGACGGGCCAGCCCTGCGGGGTGAAAGGCGGCGCCGAGCGCCAAGCCGAGGGTGAGCATGCGAGCGGTCACAGCGCGGGCTCCAGCACCGGCAGCTTGCGCAGCTGCTCGCGGAACTCGTCCGTCACCTCGTCGTCGATCTTGCGGAAGCGGAGAGCACCAACACTTCCACCATCCGGGTGGTGTGGCCCCGTATGGTCGAAATCGCAGAGCGTCACATTCCAGGGATCTTCAGGCCACCAGAAAGAGACATCTATGACCTCCGCGATGCGGTAATGGCGACCGAGCCGCAGACCGAGGTCGTCACCGCAGCCGCAGCCGCACGCGCTATCGTCCACGCACACAACGACGTCGCCCGGATCGAATGGAGCCCTCATGCCGCCACCTGCTCGAGCAAGTGCCGGTTCGGCCGGCTGGGCATCTTCACCCACCCGTTCTTCAGCACGATCTTCACGTCGCCGCTGGGCGCGATGACGCGAAGGCGGCCGTCGGCGGTGACCGACATCACCGGGCAGTCGAACTGAAACACCGGCGGCGCGGCGCCGCGGGCCCAGTACATCTCCCGCGTCGTCGCCTCGCGGAACACGGTGACGAAGACTGCGTGCGTCTGGGGGTCGATGTCGTTGCGCTTCATCGCGCTGACCTGGGCGCGGGTGAACCGATCGCCCTGCGCGTCGAGCCAGCCCACCCAGGGGCTCTGGTTCGACGGCGTGATGACGAGCTGCGCCGGCTGGCGCGGGAATGCGGGGCGCTCGGTCATTCTGCCAGCCTCCCGACGCCGAACTGGTGGCAGGCTGCCTCGACGGCGGCGCGGTGGTCAGCAGCGGCCTGCGCGGCCTCTGCCGCAGCCAGCGCGGCGGCCTTGGCCGTCTCTTCCTGCGCCATCGCCTCGGCATAGCGGGTCATCAGCGTGCGGCGGGTGTCGCCTGCCGGTGCCTTGCGGCCGCGGCGCGCGCGGGTGTCGAGGACGGCGTTGAGTATCTCGGTCAGCGCCGGGCCCGTCGTGCCGATGCGCTCGGCGCGCAGGGCGATCATCGAGGTCAGGTCGCGGATGTTGACCGTGATGGCGCGGCGATAGCCGTCATTCTGCTCGTTGAGCAGCCGCGCGCCTTCGCGGCGCAGCTTGTCCGCCATCGGCAGCAGGTCGGCGATCGCCTGCTGCAGATCGGGGTCGTTGAGGTCGGCGTGTTCCACCGGAGCGTCTCCGTCGCCGCGGCGTGCGGCTGATGGCATCGCTTATCGTTGGGAATTTATGACACGTCAAGCGTAAAATCATAAATTCCCAACACGCTCCGGTGGCGCTATGCCGCTTGGAGCTGCATCCTCCGTCCTACCGCTTCGACCATGCTGCGCTCGTCGCCTCGGAAGACAGCCATGGGCAGATCTCGATTCACTGCTCGCGACCACTTCCTGCGGCTGATTTGACGCATTTCCGGTTCTTCGAGCACGGCTATCATTGCTACAGTAGGATCAGGATGGTCCATCAGCTCCCTCCACGCGAGAAGAGCTTCGCTCAATTTCTCGTTCGTGTTGACTAGATACAATCCAGCAGTCTTTGCCGCGGGAGCATGCGGCTTCACGACTATGTCGGCCGGGAACTCCGCAAGAGCCAAGCTGGGAGCGGCGCCTTCAAGGATTTCGACTTGGTCGCCGTACTTAAGCCTTACGGCTGCGATCACGTCATCCCGGAAGGCAGATTTGACCCGCTCCTTAGTGATCAACGCTAAATCACGCACCCTTAGGAGCGATGCGAGAAAGCTCATCGCCCGTTCGGGCAACCGCTCAGCGGGGAACGTTTCCGTTCTCATCTCATAGGTGTCGCGGTCCCAGTAGGCGCCGGCCTCAGCCAGGATCGCGTCCAACATGGTTGCACGACTGCCCGCGTCTATCCGAATATCGTTCGCGATGAGAGTTGAAAGGTAGTCACCATCGTCTTCGATGCGCAGTCCGTCGTCCTCAGGAGATATGTAGAACGTCAGTTTATCACCCGCTCCATCATTGAAGACTGTACTTACAGCGTAACCGTCGCCGACTGGATGAACTTCCAAAGATCGACAAAAAGCCCCGCACAGCTGATCCTGAAGGTTCTCGATCATATCAGGCCAAGCTGGGTTTGAACGCCTGAGATCCTAAACATCTTAACAGCAGCATCCCAAAAAGCATCGCGTGTAGTGTGTATTCTACGGTGCTTTGCACCTGTCGGCGGCATCCGTTGTCCGCGGCTCATCCCTTCGGCACCTGGCTCAAGGACGCCGGTTAGACAGTCTGAGTGAATGTGGAAGCCGGGATGGCTACCATGAAACTCGTACCGCGCGACCACAGCTGCACCCCCGGGGCCGCCCGCGAGCATGATTGCTTTGTAGTTCTGCCGACGCACATTGACCATCGCAACTACCCAGAAATCTCGGTTCTCAGCTTGCGCCCTGACCGATCGCCAAACCCAATCTGGCCCATGAGGTTTGCTCTTCGCCAAGATCGGGCAGTGCCTTGGTTGAAGGTCGCCTACCTTCCACCCGGTGTCGGACGTCATTTGTTTCTTCAGGCTGGCGGTACCGCGGTAGCTCGTCACCGGCTGTACATCCGTTTTGAAGGAATTTTCCTAGACATGCAATCCAGAACGGAACAGAATGAGAACATGGCTGAGCGAGTCGAGTTGTTGGATGGCCCGGGTTGTTCCGATGGGTGCTTCCCATGCATCCGAAAGTGCGCCGTCGCCAAAGTCATATCCTCTTGGTGGCAGCGCGAGGAAGAACGCCTTCTTCGGGAGCGTCCAAAGCTTGCTGATCCTCAGCGTCGGGAGTGGCTTGCAAGCCTGAGGGAAGCGCAAGGACACCTGCAACGACTTCAGCAAGATATCGCGCCCGATCGGCGGCCTTCGACGGTAATGACGGCAGCGCGTCGGCAATCGCCTGCTCTACGGCTCGTCGGCTCGGCGCACGCGCAAGTGCACCATCAGCCTCAGGCAAAAAGAACTCAGCTAGGCTGACACGGACCACCCGGAGCACCTGGCGCAATTGGTCGACACTGGGGTCGCTTGGCGGCTTCGTCGGCGTGCCGCGTAGGTTCGAGAAAAAGGACGGGCTAACACCGGCTTTCTGTGTCCATTGGCGCTCGCTCAAGTCCGAAGGCTTCACGTCTTCCAAGCGCTCGGCGATCGTCAGCGCTGAACGCTGCGCGCTCTCTTTTTTGTCCGGTCTAGAGGCCATGTAGGGAATATCCCACAGCCGCTTATAGCGGGCCATTTCATTTATTCCCAACATCAGCGCTTGAAGTGTTGGGAATTTATGATACTGCTCGGGTGTATGGAGATCATGACTGACGCTGAGCTGCTCGCCGCTGTCGAGGACTTCCTCACGCGGTCGGGAATGGCCCCCACCCGCTTCGGGCGCGAGGTGATGTCTGATGGTGCGCTCGTGCAGCACATGCGTGCGGGCAGATCGCTCTCGCTCACAAACGCGAACAAGGTGCTCGCATTCATCCGCCAGCAGGACGCTGCTCGCAAGGCCGCAGCTTGATGCGCCGCCTGCCCGCCTCCCTGCGCACACCGCGCTACCCCATTGTTGCCGGCGGCATCCCCCCCTGCCCCGTTGCCGGCAGCAAGGGCGCCCAGCCCCTCCCCCCAGGCTGGGCGCCCACCACTGATACCCGCCCCGAGCCTGTAACAGCGGACAACGCCAGCCGCTGCGAAGCCGATCCTGCGCACCACTCCCTGTGCGTTAACGCCGTCGGACAAGCGGGTCTGCGTACAACGGCCAAGGTTCGGAATGGCGCCACCACCACCCGAGAGGAACGCTGAATGGACCCGCAAGGCCTGTGCCTCGCCGTGCCGCTGCTCTGCGCGGCCTTCTACCTGTTCGCCACCGCGACGCTGCCCCTCGCTCACCAGCTGGTGCTGGCCGGCGCGGTCGGCGCGCTTCGGGTGGTTGGTCTCCGTAATCATACGAAGGGGCTATAATGGTGCAGCGCCGCGAAAACACGCGCCGCGAGTGCGAGATCTCGCTCGCCGTCGACATGGCGCAGATGCACATGTTCGACATCGCATACCGCAAGCATGGGTTCAGCCGGAAGATCCTGGCCAGCCATATGGAAGTGTCGGTTTCGACCGTGCGCAGCTGGGAAGAAGGCGCATCGATGCCGGTGCATGCCTTCGTCAAGCTGGCGCGGGTGCCGAAGTTCCCGAACGAGCTGCTGTCGCTGATGCTCGAGCCCGCCGACCGCGTCGTTGCCGATGCTGAGGAGGACGAGAGCGATCTCGACGACCTCGCACTGTCGGCACTGGACGTGCTGGTTCAGTACGTCGCCGCGCGCCACCCAGACAGCCCCTCTGGCATCAAGATCGACCACACGGAGCGCGGCGCCATCAAGGACGCGGCGAAAGCGATCGCCGGTCGCGCGAAGAAGGTGGCGTCGTGAAGCCGCAGCCTATCCCCGCATCGGCGCTGCGCCCCCGCGCGCTCACCGGCATCTATCCCTTCCGCGATCACCGCACGGTCGCCGAGCAGCAGGCGGAGAAGGCAGCATGAGGAACTTCGGCCGCACGAGTCCCGTGCCCCTGCGCCACCGGCAGATCGACCGGCTCAGCCTGCGCGACTGGATCCGCGATCAGATCGAAGCCGGTCAGCCCACGCCGACCGATGCCGAGATCATGGAGCGCTTCGGCTTCGAGCACCCGGAGCAGGCGCGCACTCTGCTGGCCGACCTGAGCGACCAGGGGCTGATCACCATCTTCGGCACGGGCGCCGACCGCGAGATTCTGCTCGGCCGCGTGCGCCCGTCCCAGCGCGCCGCGGCCCCGCGGCCGGTGCCGAGCGTGGTGCGCCCCGAGACGAAGCCGACCAGCGCCAAGGCCGGTGCCGAGCGCCTGGCCAGCATCCTCGCTGGCGTCGCGCCGAAGAAGGAAGCCGCGCCTGCTGCCGCGAAGGCGGTGCCTGCACCGGCCAAGCCGGGCGCCGTCGAGAAGCCGAAGTCAGCTGCGAAACCGCAGCCCGCGCTACCCGCTGCGACGCCTTCCGCCGACCAGCCCGCGCGCAAGCCCAAGCTGCGCGCCGACATGACCGCGGCGGCGATCCGCAACGGCATCCCCATCGACACCTTCATCGGCATGCTGCTCGAGCGCGGCTTCAAATCGTTCAGCTTCGATGAGCGGACCCAGAAGGAACTGCTTGCATGAGCAGCTGCGCCTGTGGAGCCACGATCTCGCCGAAGAGCCGTACCGGCCGGTGCATGAAGTGCGGGTGCGCGGCGCGGAAGAAGGCCGTGCTGACCCCCGAGCAGCGCGCCGCCAAATCCGAGCTCGCCCGACGGCTGAACTCCGACCCCGAGATCGCGGCGCGCCGTGAAGAGGGCCGCGCCCGCTATTACGACACGCCCGGCGTGCGGGAAGCATGCGGCGCCCGGCTCGCCAACTATAACCGCAACATGCCGCCGGAGCACCGCGAGATGCGGCGGCAGCATGGCCTGCGGATCGCGCGCGAGGTGCTCGCCCGCCCGGACGTGCTCGCCCGGTCCAACAGCCCGGAGGCGAAGCGCAAGGCCTGCGCCGGCCGCACAGCGACGGTGCTCGCCTGGTGCCCGCCGGAGCTGCGCGACGAATATCGCCACCTGTGCGCCAGCCTACGCCTGAGCGCGGCCGAAGCGCGGGAGATCATCGAGGAGAAGATCCCCGGCACCGCGGCGCACGCCCGCCGCGAGGTGGCGAACAACATCCTGAAGCAGAAGCTGCGCCACGAGCGCCAGCAGATGGAGGCGTACTGATGGGCGACATTATCGCGCTTGCTTGGGTTGCTGGGATGGGCGGCTGGGTCGGCTACCATCTCGCCGAACGTCGCCATCGCGACGACCTTCCCCAGTGGAAGGCCGCGCTGGGCAATGTCCTCGTCCGCCAGTTCGCCGAGATCCGCAAATACGAGAAGTTCGCCGGAACGTCGCCGTGTTGCCAGATCACCGTGCAGGACGATGATGAGGCGTTCAAGCTGACGCTCGAGCGGGTCGAGGTGGAGGCATGATCGGCCGCCTGCTCCGCGTGCTCGCCTGGCGCCGCCGCTGCCACCGGCTCGACGCCGCCCTCGCCGATCGCCGCGCCACCCGCGCCGCCTACCGGCAGGCCCAGCTGACCACGCGTGCCGAACGCGAGGCCGAGCGCCTGCGCAAGTGCCGTGAGGCGCTGTCGGCAGCCATGGCCCCGCGCCCGTGACCGTCGGCGGCTCGCAGCAGCTGCGCATTTTCCGCCGCGCGATCCGTGATGGGTCGACCGTCGAGGATGCCGCCGCCGAAGCGGGCATGAGCCTGGGCGAGGCCCGGCTCCACGCTGCCGACGACGCGAAGAACCCACCCCCGCCGGAAGCATACGAGCTGCTCGGCCACAATTCTGAAGGAGCGAACATGAGCGACAGCATTTCCGCCGAGCAGCTGCGCCTGCTGATCGAGCGCGTGGAACGGCTCGAAGAGGAGAAGAAGGGCATCGCCGAGGACATCAAGGATGTGCTTGCCGAGGCTAAGTCGACCGGTTTCGACGTGAAGACGATCCGCACTATCCTCCGGCTGCGGAAGATGGAGCCCCAACACCGCAGCGAGGCCGCGACGCTGCTCGAGACCTATTGCAATGCCCTGGGCATGCAGGCGGGCTTCGGCTTCTGATGCGCATGCCCGCGCCTGCTCTCGTGCTGTCGGGGATCGCCCAGTGAAGCGATCCGCCGGCTTTGCGTGGCCCTCCGCGAAGGCGGCTGGCAACAAGTACAGCGCCAAGCAGATGACCTGCCAGGCGGGGCACTCGCACCCGTCGAAGAAGGAGGCTGGGCGCTGCAATGCGCTGCACCTGCTGCAGAAGGCAGGCGAGATCAGCGACCTGCGGATCGGTCCGAAGTTCTTCTTCGAGGTGAATGGGCAGACGCTGCTGCACGATAACGGCCGGCGCGCCGTCTACACGCCGGACTTCGTCTACCGCCAGCGCGGCGGGCAGCTGACCGCCGAGGACAGCAAAGGGATGCGGGTGCGCGACTGGTCGCTCCGCAAGGCGCTGTTCCGCGCCTGCTACCCGCACATCGAGGTGATCGAATCATGACACGGCAATCGTCCGCCTGGATGCCGCTCTACGTGGGCGACTATCTGGGCGACACTCAGCGGCTCACGACCGAGCAGCACGGCGCATATCTGCTGCTGATCCTCGACTATTGGCGCAACGGGCCCGCGCCGGACGATGACGCTGTCCTGCAGCAGATCACCAAGCTGGATGCGAAAGCGTGGAAGAAGCATCGCCCGGCCATGGCGCGCCTGTTCCAGGTCGCCGACGGCGAGTGGCGCCACAAGCGCATCGACGCCGAGCTCGCACAGGCAGAGGCGAATGCCGAGCGCCGATCGAGCAAGGCGAAAGCAGCTGCTGAAGCACGCTGGGGGCAATGCAAGGACGATGCTCCGAGCAATGCTAGTAGCATGCCCGAAGCAGTGCTTGGAGAATGCCCGCCACAATCACCTTCACCCAAGAAGAATTCCGTTCCTAACGGAACGGGCGCCGCGGCGCCGACTGAGCCTCAGCCAGCAGACCCCGAAAAGATCATGTTCGCCGCCGGAAAGCGCCTCCTCGGCGAGGCCGGGGTCAGCTCCGACACGGCTGGCAGGCTGCTCGGCAGGTGGCGACGAGACCACGGCTCGGAGGCGGTGATCACCGCACTCGGCAAGGCGCAGCGCGAAGGCGCGATCGATCCCAAGGCTTACATCGAAGGGTGTCTCCGGAATGGCAAACGACCTGCAAACGACCACCGTGGCAATGCCCGCCCAGGCGGCAACAACGGGCTGCTCAATGCCTGCATTGACGCCGAGCTCGCAGAGCGTGCTGGCGCGGGCCACTGAGCCCGGCGCCGTGTTCTCGGCCGCTGACATTGCGCTGGTCGAGCCGCTGGCGACGGCAGTGGCGCCGGTTCAGGAAGCAGATGCGCGGTTCATCCGCCAGTCGATCGGCTCGCTTGCTTCCGCCCTTCCAGCGCAGGCCATTGGCGAGGTAGGCGGCGCGCTGAAGCTCAATACCTACGGGACCATGCTCGCTGGGTGCGACGAACGCGCGCTGGCTTATGCCTGCCGGCGCTGCCTCGCCGAGCTGGATTGGTTCCCGACGGTTAAGCAGATCCAGGACCGGTTGCGCTGCTACGTCAGCCCCGAGCAGCACGCGATCAACGTGGCGCGGTACATCGTCCGCAACGGCCCTCGGGAGCAGGTCCACCATCCTGTTGAACCCATGACCGACGACGAGATCCGCCGCATGTCGCCGGAGCTGCGCCGCATGGGGCTGAAGGGCGGCCACCTGACGCAGGAACAGGTCGACCGCGCGCTCGCCGCATGCGTCGAAGAGCCGCCCAGCGATAGCGGCATCGTGCCGGACAAGCGCGCGATTGCGGCATGATCACCACCAACGACAAGAACACCGACCAGGAGCAGACGACCAATGGCTAAGGGGTACAAGCGCAAGTCGGGCAAGCGGACCAAATCAGGTCGGCTTAGCCGCGCCGGCGTGCCGGCAGTGCGCATCGATCGCGGCACCGAGCGAGCCCAGGCCATGCGCGAGCTGTATGGCGACAACTGCAGCGACGCGATCGGGCGGGCATTCGAGCGCGGGCTGCTGGGCAGCGGCACCGAGGCGAAGTCGATGCTCGACACGGCGCGTGCGATCCACCGGGCCTATTGGGCATGGTACGCGAACGGCCCGATCCGGTGCGCCCTGGCCGATCGCAGCGGCGGCGCGGTGGTCGACGACAGCGAGCGCGAGCGGCGCCAGGAAGAGTGGCTGCGCGGCATGCTAAAGACTGCCGGCCGCGGCGGGCAGTCGGTGCGAGTGCTGTTCGATCAACTGGTGGTCGACATCAACCCCGACATGGGGCCGCTCTGGCTCGACCGCATCATCGCGCGGCAGCCCACCGCTGACGACTGGGGCCGGCTGGCCATTGCGCTCGACGCGCTGGCGGAATGCGCTGGCGTGCAGCGGATCACGGCGAGGTGCGCGTGATGATCGAGGCGGAGATCAAGCTCGATGATGATACCCCAGTGGCGACAGCATATTTTCGTATGAAGCCAGCTGTTGGCGAATACCTATGGTTCGGAGATGAGGTGCGCGCTGTGCACGGCGCATCCAGTTTCTTCATCAAGGAAATAGCTCACTGGGTCTCAACGGTCTGGACTCCTTCAACCCACCTCGGCGAGCCGATCCAGAAACTGGCCATCTACGTCGCGCCTGTGCTGCTCGATGCAGGTGCGTCATGAACCTAGGGCCGATGGAGGTGACCGAGCAGCTTATTGCCTTCGCTAGAAGCCAAGAGGGTAAACCGAAGTGGAACCCGTATTGGACCCACCGACCGGATGGATCGCGCTGGACGGTAGCCGGCAGGCTGTTCCAGGCGGCTGAGTGGAGGCGCTACGCTGGGGCCTGGGACGGCATTCCGATTGACCGCGGGTTCGTGGGATGGCCGCATGGGCAGCGGGTGATCCTCGGCCGCGCTTGGGTCGAAGGCATCCTGCGCGTCAGCAAAGCTGAGTGCATCCGCCGCGCCAAGGTCAACCACTATTTGGCGAGGCGCATACGCCGCCGCTCGCAAGCTTTAAATCAGGATGGAGATTGAGATGAAGGATCGCAAGCAGCAGATCGTCTCAATGCTGGAGATCAAGCGCACGGCGCGGGGACCGGTGTTGGAGGTGTTGGGCAACTGGCTGGTGGGCGAAGCGAAGAAGCTTTGGCCGCGCCGCGCCGGCCTGAAGTTTTGGTCTAAGACGAACGCCGCCCGCACGTGGACCCTGGTCAGCTACCATCACCCAGCAATCATCGTTTGGAGTTGGTCTATCTGGGTGCATTTTCTGCCGCCGACCCCCGCCAAGCAGGCGCTCCGGCCGTGGCGCTGGCTCATGTGGAAGCCGGCGTATCGCCTGCGCGATTTCACCATCCCTTGGCTGATCCGCATCAGCTTTCACGAGCAGTTCAGCAGCACATGGATGCTTTCTGGCGAAGGCGAGCAGCGGTTGCGCGCGCACTGCTTCCAGGATGAGAAGGGGGCCGCTGGCGTTGCCCAGGCGGCGAGGTTGTGAGCGCGAACGACGAACGCGGCGTGCTACCGCCGGGCGAACTGGTCGTGCCCATGCCCCCCGTCTCTCCTCCCCGCCCCGCCGGCATCCCGTGGGTGCCGATCGCGGACATGCCCGAGGATTGGAAGGATGGGCGGGAGGTGCTGGTGCATGACCAAGAGAGCGATGCGATGCACGTCGTGTTCTGGCTTGCTAGGCACGACCACGTTGGCTGGGAGACTTGGGGCGGAGACTGGATCGATTCCGTCACCCACGTCGCCGCCATCAACCCGCCGGAGAGTCTATGAGCGGTCAACGCCCCCATGACCCACGGCTGTGGGTCCCCGGATGGATGACGCAAGCATTATTCACCCTGCTCGGCGGCTTGAGCCTATGGATCGGCAGGCCAGAGATGTCCGCTATTTGGGTTGCTGCCGCGGGCGTAATTGGTGTGGTGCGCCAGATCGAGCGGCAGCGAGGTAGATAGCACGTTGACAGCCGCCCCGGTTTGAGGCAGAGAACTATCCATGGCGTTTTGCGCCAGCATCATATCAGCGGCTCGGTAGCTTCGGCTTCCGGGCCGTTTTCGTTTGGGGAAGCGCATGCCGACCCGTCCGCCGCAGCTGCGCAAGCAGGCCCCTCGCCCCTCCAGCAACTGGGATCGACGCAAGAGCCGGCAGGAACGCGGCTACGGGCGCGAGCATGACGCCATGCGCCGCATCGTCCTGGATGAGGAGCCGCTGTGCCGCGTGTGCCTGGGCAAGCACCCTGCCCAGTACACGCCCAGCACGATCGCAGACCACATCCGCCCGAAGGCTGAAGGCGGCACCGACGATCGCGACAACTATCAGGGCATCTGTGACCCATGCCATCGGGACAAGACGGCGCGCGAGAGCGGACGTTCGCGAAGGAACCGAACATGACGGCTGACCCACGCAACGCTCGGACGCTGGAGGAGGCAGCTCGCAACCCCGATGGTACCTATAACGCGATCAAGGCTCTCTCGTGGCTGTCCGACGTGTTGAGCCCGGGCCGTGGCCTCCCCGAGGGCGAGGTGGAGAAGATCGCGGAAGAGGCCAAGGCGCGCGTCGCGGCGAAGCGACCGCCGACCCCCTGATGGGGGGGGAGTCTGAAAATCGAGGGGGCGCCCACGGCTGGACCGCATCCGGGGACTTTTTTTGCGCGTGCGGATTAAACTTCCGGGGCGAATTAAATTTCGGAGGGCAGGATGAAGCGTGGCCCGAAGGCCGAACCGCCGGCCTCCAAGCTGGCCCGCGGCACCTTCCAGCCGGTGCGCGACGCGCCGAAAACAGAACTTCTCGTGCCGGGCGATCCCCCGGTGATGCCTGACTATCTGACCGCCGGTGCTATCGACGTCTGGCAGGAGGAGCTCGGCCGCGTGATGGCGGCGGGCACTGCTGAAATCGATAGCTCGCTATTCGCCCGCTACTGCTCGCTCGAGGCGCTGGTGCGCCTGGCGTTCGCCGCCGGCACCGAGCCGCCGCCGGCCGCGTACCTCACGGTGCTGCGCCAATATGCGGAGCTGCTGGGAATCGCTGGTCGGAAAAGCAGGGTCGGCAAGGTGACCGATGACCCGACCGCAAGCCGCAACCCCTTCGCGCGCAACGGGCCGAGGGCGCGCGGCTAAGCCGCCGCCCAAGCCGAAGCGGAAGCCCGCGCCGACCTATGCGGAGACCGGCCACCAGAGGAACTATGCCGAGATCGCGCACCGCTATGCAGTCGCCGCGGCCGGCGACAAGGCCCAGCGGCAGCACTGCAAATGGGTGCGCCTGGCGGCGCAGCGCTATCTCGACGACCTGAAGAGGGCCAAGGACAAGGCCTGGGGGTTCTATTTCGACCCCTGGCACGGCAACGACATCTGCGACTTCGCCGAGAAGCTGCCGCACGTCGAGGGTGTCTGGGACACGCCGACGATCACGCTTGAGCCCTTCCAGATCTTCATTCTGGTCATAGTGTTCGGCTGGCGGCGGCGCGACACGGGCGGCCGGCGGTTCACGTCGGTCTATGAGGAGGTCGCCCGCAAGAACGCGAAGTCGACCAAGACGGCGCTGGTCTCGCTCTATTGCCTCGCCTGCGAGGAAGAGCCGGGCCCGCAGGTGCTAACCGCGGCGACCACGTTCGACCAGGCCAAGAAGGTGTTTCACCCTGCCAAGCGGATGGTCGAGAAGACGCCTGCGCTGCAGGAGGCGTTCGGCCTCACGCCCTGGGCGAAGTCGATCACCTGCGCGGACAACGGCGGGTACATGCAGCCGATGCACGCGAAGGCGAAGAGCCAGGACGGGCACAACCCGCACCTGGTGACCATGGACGAGCTGCACGCGCACTCCGATCGCGGGCTGTTCGACGTCATGAATTCGGCATTCGGTGCCCGACGCAACCCGCTGATGTGGATCATCACCACCGCGGGCTTCAACCTGCACGGGGTCTGCTACGAGCAGCGGACGCTGGCGACGAAGGTGCTGGAGCGATCGGTGATCGCCGAGCACATTTTCGGGATCATCTTCACGCTCGATCGCGCCGAGGATTACGGGGACGACAGGAAGGAGGGGGATAGCCCCTACGACCCCGCCTTCTGGATCAAGGCAAACCCGCTGATCGAGGCATCGCGGCCGCTGCGCGACGAGGTCGCGAAGCGCGCGATCGAGGCGCAGGCGAGCCCCGCGGCCGAGGGCGAATTCAAGACGAAGCACCTGAATATCTGGCTGGGTGCGGCGTCGGCGTGGTTGAATGTCAGCCAGTGGCAAGCGTGCGCTGATACCAGCCTGTCGCTCGACGACTTTGTCGGGCTGGACTGCCACCTGGGCGCCGACCTTTCGAACGTCGACGACCTTTCGGCGCTGGTGCTCTCGGCGCTGAAGGACGACGGCAAGCTGCTGGTGAAGCCGTGGTTCTTCGTTCCCGAGGCGCGACTGGCCAGTCAGGATAACTCGCTGAAGCAGGTCACCGACCTCTATGCCGCCTGGGTGAAGAGCGGGCACCTGACGGCAACGCCAGGCGACTTCATCGACCACAATATGATCGAGGCGCTGATCCGCGACCTGAAGGCCAAGCTGGCCGTGCGGAAGGCGACGTTCGACCAATGGAACAGCGGGCTGGCCATGGCCTCCCGCCTCAACGAGGACTTCGGCGAGCCCGACAATCCGTTCGCGGTCCAGCTGGGCAAGAACGCGAAGAACGCCACCGACCCAGCCCGGGCAATCGAGGCACGGGTCAAATCCGGGCCGACGCGGCTTTGCCACGACGGGAACCCGGTCATGACGTGGATGGTCGGCAACGCCGTTGTCGACCGCCGCACCGACGGGAGCCTGCTGCCGAAGAAGCAGACGGCGAACAGCCCGAACAAGATCGACGGCGTCGACGCTCTGATCAACGCGACTGCGCCGATGTTCCTGGTGGCCGAGCCCGGCCCCGACGTCGCGACCATGATTTTCTGAAAGGCCTGCCATGACCGTGATCGAGAAATCGGTCGTCACCCCTGCGGGCGACGACCCGCTGGTCTATGTGATGAGCGACGAGACTGTCGACCGCTATGGCGATATCGTCGAGGCCCGCGGCTGGAGCCTGGTGAACTTCACCAAGAACCCCATTGCGCTGTTCGGCCACGATTCGAAGTTCATCGTCGGCAACTGGACCGACGTGAAGGTCATGGGCGGCAAGCTGATCGGGACGCTGAAGCTGCTGCCCGCCGGCGTGTCGCAGCGCTTGGACGAAATCCGCGCTGCGGTAGAGGCCGGTGTCCTGCGGGCGGTGTCGGTCGGCTTCCGCCCGCTCGAGGCCGAGCCCATCGCCAACGGCGGCATGCGCTTCAAGCGCGCCGAGCTGGTCGAATGCTCGCTGGTCAGCATCCCCGCCAATCCGAACGCCATCCAGCTCGCGAAGAGCCTCAACCTTTCCGACGATGCCCAGCGCACGATTTTTGGCAAGTCCGCCGACGAGATCGCCGCGATGCAGCGTGGATACCCTGGCGAGCACGCCGCACCCACCTCGACCCCAAGGAACAAGAACATGACGACGCTTTCGCAGCGCATCGTGGATGCGCAGGCTTCGCTCACCAAAGCGACCGACGACCTCAACAATCACGTCTCGCAGGATGGCGCGGATCCGATCGCGACCGAGGAACTCTGCCGCATCGTCGAAGAAGCAAAGACCGCGCTCGCGGCACTCCAGCGCGCCGAGCAGGCGATTTCCGTCCGCTCGGCTCCCGGCACCGTGGTGACCGAGCAGCGCGGCGGCGGCAACCAGTCCCGCCCGTTCGCCGTGCCTGAGAAGAAGGTCGCGCCGAAGGATTATGTCCTCCGCTCGGCAGTCGTTTCGGTGCTTTCGCACGTCACCAAGCGCAGCGCCGCCGACGTGATGATCGAGCGCTATGGTGAAGATCCCATGACGCGAGCGGTGTTCGATGTGGTAACCCGCGCTGCCTCCGCGCCGGCGACCACGACCACCACGGGCTGGGCGGCCGAACTGGTGCAGACGGCGATCGGCGACTTCATCGAATCGCTTCTGCCGTTCTCGGTTTATCCGGCGCTGCGCGACCTCGGCGGTCGCTTCACTTTCGGCCGCAACGGCATCATCAGCCTGCCCTCGCGAAACACCTCGGCGAGCGTCGGCGGGTCGTTCGTCGGCCAGGGCGCACCAATCCCCGTCCGCCAGGGCGCTTTCAGCAACACCAACCTGACCCCGAAGAAGCTTGCGGTCATCTCGACCTTCACGCGCGAGATCGCGGAACACTCGACGCCGTCGATCGAAGGCGTGCTGCGCGAGGCGATCCAGGAAGACACGGGCGTATCGATCGACACCGTGCTGCTCGACGCCACGGCGGCTTCGACCATCCGCCCTGCTGGTCTCCGCAACGGCGTCACCGTCACGACGGCCACCGCGGGCGGCGGCTTCGCGGCGCTGGTGGGTGACCTCAAGGCCCTCATCGGCGCGCTGATCGCCAACAGCGGTGGTAACGTTCGCAAGCCGGTCTGGATCATGAACCCGGTGCAGGTCCTCTCGGCGAGCGTGACGCAGAACGCTGGTGGCGACTTCCCGTTCAAGGAGGAACTCGCGCAGGGCAAGCTCATGGGCTACCCGGTGCTCTCGTCCGCAACCGTGCCTGCCGGCATGGTTATCCTCGTCGATGCCGCCGACTTTTTCAGCGCGACGGGTGACGACCCCCGCTTCGACGTCTCGGATCAGGCGACCCTCCACATGGAGGATACGAGCCCGGCGCAGATCGCCGCCACCGGCACGCCGAACGTTGTCGCCGCACCGGTACGTTCGATGTTCCAGACCGACAGCCTCGCGCTGCGGATGATCATGGACATGAACTGGGCGATGCGCCGCACCGGCACCATCGCCTGGACCCAGACCGTCACCTGGTAACGGCAAACGCCGGGCGGCTTCGGTCGCCCGGCACCCTTCGGCGTAATCGAGAGGTGCACCCATGACCGATAAGACCAAGACCGCGCAGGCGAAGCCCGCAGAGACGAAGGCCATCGAGGCGGAGGCGCAAAAGCAGGGGTATATTACCCGCGAGATGAAGCTCGAGGAAGCGCGTGCCGATCAGGCCCGCATTGTCGCCGAGATCGAGGCGATGTCGGCGATGCCCTGTACCCCGACGCAGGAAGAGCTGAACCAGGCGATGGCGAACGCCACCCAGGCAGCGCCGCCGATCGACGACGAAGCCGGCGCCTGACATCGTGGCCGCGTCCGGGTACCAGCTTTCCGCGCGCGCTGCCGCGGCTGAGGAGCGCTATGCCCTCAGCCGCGTCCAGCGCAGCACCGAAGGCGAGTACCGCGACGGACCTTACAACCTCTCGGTGACCGGGGGCTGGCTTTCTGCCGATGCCGGTCAATATGCCAATTGGTGGCAGATGGGCCATGATGTCCAGAGCGGCGGCCGGTCGGCCATGGTCGAGGCGTGCATCGCCTCCTATGCGCAGACCGTCGCCATGTGCCCGGGCAACCACTGGAAGTGGTCGAAGACCGGTGGCCGCGAGCGCGTTGACAATTCGGCGCTGGTGCGGATCCTGAAGAAGCCGAACGACTACCAGTCGATCTCCGATTTCCTGATGAATCTGGTGTGGGGCCTGCTTGACGACGGCAACGCCTATGGGCTGATCATCCGCAACGCGCGGTTCGAACCAACCGAACTGCACCTGATGAACCCCCGGCAATCCGGCGCCCAACTGGCCGTAACCGGCGACGTCTTCTACCACATGTCCGGCAACCCCATCGTCGACGCGCGTTACGGCGCGGGTCTCGTGGTGCCGGCGCGCGACGTGCTCCACCTGCGGCTGCATACGCCGCGCCACCCGCTCCTGGGGGAGAGCCCGCTGGCGGCAGCGGCGTTGCAGCTGGCAGCCGGCAACGCCGCGCTGATGCAGCAGGTGCGTTTTTTCCTCAATCAGTCCCGCCCCTCGTTCGTGCTGGGCACCGAGCAGCAGCTGAGCAAGGATCAGACCGAGCAGCTCCGCGAAAGCTGGAATAGACAGGCTGCGGGCATGAACCGCGGCGGCACGCCGATCCTGAGCAACGGTCTTAAGCCCCTGCCGCTTGGTACCACCGCGAAGGATTCGGAACTGGCGGACATGCTGAAGATGTCGGACCAGGCCATCGCCAACGTCTACCGCGTGCCGCTGCAGGTGCTCGGCATCGGCGGCACCACCTATGCCTCCACGGAGGCGCTTATGCAGTCCTGGCGCGCCGGTGGGCTCGGCTTTCTGCTAAACCACATCGAGGAAGCGATCGGGCTGCTGTTCAACCTGCGCGGGCAGCCCGATGAGTATCTGGAGCTCGACACCAGCGCGCTGCTGCGTTCCGCGTTCAAAGATCGCGTCGACGGTTGGGTTGCGGGCGTGAAAGGCGGCATCTTCAGCCGCAACGAGGCCCGACAGGACTTCGAGCAGGCGCCGGTCGACTTTGGCGACGAGCCCTGGGTGCAGCAGCAGGATATCCCGCTCTCGGTCGCAGGCGAAGCTGCGAAGAATCCTCCGCCCCCGCCCGCCCCTCCGGCTCCGCCGGAACCGATGCAGACACCGGAGCAGAAACGGGCCGATATCGCGCAATTCAAAGAGCAAACGCGGAAGCGTACGAAAGAGCTCGGTCGGGAGCGCCAGAATGCTTGATATAAACGACCTTGCCGAAGCCACTGCAGAACTGATCCACGAGCATGTCAGCACGGCGCTCGCCCCGCTACTCGCCGAGAACAAGGCGCTCACCGAGCGCATCGCGGCTTTGGAAGCACGCGCGCCGGAGCGCGGAGAACCCGGCGCTCCCGGAGCACCCGGTGAGCCTGGGCCAGCAGGTAGGGACGCCGACCCCGACGCCGTGCGCGGGATGATTGGCGAGGCGGTAGCAGCTGCTGTCGCCGCCCTTCCCGCCCCCGAGCGAGGAGAGCCTGGTGCGCCAGGTGAGCCTGGCCGCGATGGTTTGCCCGGCGAGCAGGGTGCCCCTGGCCGCGACAGCGATCCCGAGGTGGTGCGGTCCATGGTTGGAGAGGCGATTTCCGCCGCCGTTGCTGCCTTGCCGGCGCCTGAGCGCGGCCCCCAAGGGGCACCCGGTGAGAAGGGCGAAAAGGGCGACACAGGTGAAGACGGCGCGGGAATCGCCGACCTGCTGATCGACCGTGATGGCCACCTCGTGGCCACCTTCACCGATGGCCGAATGAAGAACCTTGGCCTGATCATCGGCCGAGATGGGACGGATGGCGCGCCAGGTGCCCCCGGTATGGATGGCCGGGACGGAAAGGATCTCGACGGCATCGACGTCACCCAAGACGGCGCGATGCTCACCCTCGCCTTCACCATCGGCGAAGAGCGCTCGATCTATGAGCTGGAGCTGCCCACGGGCCCGGCGGGCCGCGACGGCCAGGACGCCTATATGGGCGAGGCGCGCGGGCTCCATGATCCGGAGGCCGTCTATCGCAAGATGGATGTTGTCAGCTTCAACGGCTGCGAATGGCGGGCAAAGCAGGACAACCCCGGCCCGCTCCCTGGGAACGGCTGGATGCTGTCGGCCAGCAAGGGCAAGCGCGGCGACCGCGGCGAGCCCGGCCCGGCGGGTAAGTCCGCGCCTGCGATCGTCGCCAACTACATCGACGCCAAGGCGCTCAAGCACGTCATTACCCTCGAGGACGGCACTGAACTGGAAGCCGACCTCACCGAACTCGCCCACACCCTTTCCCGATAGCCCGAGGAGCCCCCGATGGCCGATAACGTCACCACCCCCGTCGAGGCCGGTAAGGTCCTAGCCCTGAAGGACATCGCAGGTGTCCTGTTCGCCTGGAATCTGCTCGCCGATGCCGCTGGCGCGGATGCGATGGGCCTGGTCACCGCCAGCCCCGCCGCGAACACGCTGCTCGGTCGCCTGAAGGCCGTCGCCGACCTGCTCACCACGCAGAACGGCTATCTCGACGGCGTGGAGACCCTGCTCGGCGCCGCGACGCCGGCGGGCGAGAACTATATCGGCCGGATCGGCGGCGACGTGCTCACCGCGCCAGCCGCTGCGCCGGCGGTTACCACCACCGCCTATGCCAGCGGCAATGTCGTCGGCGGCCTGCTGACGTTCACCGGCGCGGCGCGCGCGGCGGCGGGCGCGGGCCTGATCCAGGCCGCCAGCGTGTTGTCGAAGAGCGTCCAGACCGCGGCGCTCGACCTGCTCGTCTTCTCGGCGAACCCGTCGGCATCGACCTTCACCGATCACTCGGCGGTGTCGATCAACTCGGCGGACACCGACAAGCTGGTCGGGGTGATCCATCTCACCGACTGGTCGGCGCTCGGTACCGCGTCGATCGCGCAGGCGGTCAGCGCGGGCCTGCCGTTCAAGCTGGCCTCGGGCACTTCGCTCTACGGCGTGCTCGTCGCGCGTGCGGCGATGACCCTGGCGTCGACGTCCGACCTGACGCCGTCGCTGCGCATTATCCCCGGCTGATAGGAGAACTGCGCCATGCTGACGCATCTGCTCGTCCTCGGCCTGCTCGCCGGCCCCACCTCGGGCAGCGGCACCGACACGGGGGCCGTGATCGCCACGCCCGATCGCACCGCATCAATGGCCGTGATCCAGTCGGCAGCATCGCGGCCCAGTAACATCCCGTTGGGTGCCGTCACCTGGTCGCAGCCCTATGACCCTGGCGATCACGCGCCCTATGCGATCAACTTCACCGACCTGCTCGATGAAGGCGAAACCATCGCGAGTATCGACGCCATCAAGGTGCCGTCGTCTGCGGTGCTGCTTGGTATCTCGGTCGACACGGCGGCGGGCTATGGCCCGATCATCGACATTGCCGGCAAGAAGATCCAGCTGTGGTTCCTCGTTGATCAAACGGCATGGGAATCGGCATCGTTCACCGGTGCAGGTGTCCAGCTGCCGATCACGGTGCGGGTGAACACGGGCAGCACGCCGCCCAAGCGCTATGAGCGCACGGCGGTCCTGACGGTGCGGCAGCTGTGAAGGTCGACAACGGCCGCCGCGAGCGGCTCGAAATCTCGGGCGTGTTCGAAGGCATTGCCGGGGTCCAGGGCAACCACGTCTCGTTCGTGCCGAATCGATCGACGGCCGAGCCCGAGGCGGTGAAGGGCGGCATCCTCGGCGGCAAGCCGGTGCTGCTCACCACCGCCAAGGATCCCATCGGCCCGCTCTACACCGCGCGCTTCACGGTGGTCGAATGACCATCGTCGAGATGCGCGGCATCGTCGGGCTCGACGAAACCGCGACCGATGCCGAAGTGGTCGCCGCCTATGCGGCGCTGATCGACGACGGCATTCCGGCCTCGCTGCCGATCGTCGAGCCGGTGACCGTCGCGCAGGTGCGCCTGCACTGCAAGATCGAGGAAGACGAGGAAGACGACCTGATCGCGCAGAAGATCAGCGCGGCACGCGAGTGGGTCGAAGACTATACCGGCCGCATCGTCGCCCAGCGGACGCTGGTGCAGCACTTCCGCAGCTGGGGCACCTATCTGGAGCTCTACACCCGCCCGGTCGTCTCCATCGTCTCGATCGCCTATGACGGCGCCGCCGGCGGGGCGACGATCACCGACGCGGCCTATTCGACGGGCATCAACCCCGTCCGCATCTATCCGCCGGGCAGCGGGTGGCCTGCGCTGCGCGCGGGTGGGGCCATCACGGTCGCCTATACTGCCGGTTATGCCGAGGGCGAGGCACCGCGCTCGATGATCGAGGCCATCATCGTCCTGGTCGCGGGCATGCTCGACGAGCGGGCAGGCGCCTATGACAAGGCAGCGGCAGCCGCCGAGCGCTTGCTCGCCCGTCTGCGCTCGATGGCGATCGCCTGATGGCGGGCGTGTTCGACCCGTCCAAGCTGAACCGGCGCGTCCGCATCGAGCGGCCAGTGCCCGACACCAGCCTGGACGGGGCGGGCTCCGGCGCATGGGCACTGGTGAAAGAGGTATGGGCCGAGGTGCAGGATCAGCTGCCGAGCCGCGGCGAGCGCATGTCGGACGGCGTCAACGTCGCCGCGCGCCCGGCGCGCGTGCGGATCCGGTACCGCGACGACGTGTCGTCGGAGATGCGGCTCGTGCAGCTGCGCAAGGGCGTGCCCGAGCGCATTTTGCAGATCGTCTCTGGCCCGGCGGTGCTGGGAAACCGAGACGGCCTGGAAATGATGGCGGAGGACTATCGGCCGACGGGGAACCCCGCCTAATGGTGACGGTGAATGGGCGCGACACCGTGCAGCGCTTCCTCGCTTCCCTGCCGAACGAGATCGAGACGAAGCTGCTGCGCGGCGCCGGCCGCGTCGCGGGGAAGCTGGTGAAGGAAGACGCGGCCGATCGTGCTCTGTCGGCGGAGGTCCGCGAAGACCTGGTGGTCAAGACGTCGGCGCGCGACGGGCGGATCGTCGTCAAGGTCACCGTTAAACCCGGCTGGGGCTATTCGCTCGGCGTCTGGCAGGAGTGGGGCACGGCGCCGCACTTCATCTCCGTGGCCGAGGATCAGCGACAGGGCCGCAGCATCGGGCGCATCAACAAGCTGTCGAAGGAGGGCTCGCTGGTGATCGGCGGGAAGTTCGTCGGCGCCACCGTGTTCCACCCTGGCGCGCGGCCGCACCCGTTCCTGCGCCCGGCGCTGGATATTCGGGGGCGCGACGCGATCGCCGCGGCGCAGGCCTACATCAATGCGCGGATCGCCGGCGGCAAGATCGTCGGCAACGCAGAGCCCGAGGACGAAGCATGATAGAGACTCGGGGGCGGAGCGTAGCCTCCGACATGATGACGGTGAGCCAGTCGCTTACTTGGGTAGATATCCGGGGCAACGAGCGAGAGGTAACAGTTCAGTGCCGCGCGCAAGTGCTTTCCGGCTATAGCTCGGACGGCGATAAGTTCGAAGTTTTCCGGCTTCCGGTCGCTCCACGATGACGGGCGTCGACATCATCGGCACGCTGCTGCGCGCGGATCCGGCGGTTCTGGCGCTCGTGCCGCTCGAGCGGATCAAGGCCGGCGCGCTGCCGGATGGCGTCGCCCTGCCCGCGCTGCTGATCCGGTCGACCAGTAACGTCGAGCGCCAGCCGCTCCGTCGGGGTGAGCGGACGCGCAATACGGAACGGGTCACCGCGAGCGTCCGCGCGGCGAACTATCGCGACCAGCGGATGGTAATGAAAGCGGTGATCGACTGCTGCGCGGGGCGGGTATTCATCGAATTCGAGGATGCGCAGAACGTGTCGATCCTCACCGCGGGTCGCGGGCCCGACACGCGCGGCCCCGGCGACACCTTCGACCAGGGGCAGGATTTCCGGGTCTCCTTCGAGGCCTGACGACCAGGAGAACCACCATGCCGAGCAAGAAGGGCACCGCGAAGCAGGACTTCAGCGATGCCGGCAGCGAGAAGAATTACACGAAGGGCGAGACCTACGGCTTCACGGCCGGCGAGTTCGCCAATTTCGAGGCCGCGGGCCTGATCGAGGCGGAAGCCGAGGCCCCGGCGAAGGGCAAGACGCCCACCAACTGATTCCGCCCAATCGGGCTGAATACCGCCGGCGCCGCCGGCTCGCCACACCAGGAGAACTATCATGACGTCGACGACTGCGGCGGGCACGGCGTTCGCCGTTTCCGCAAACGCGCCCGCCACCCAGGATTCCACCGGGTTCGCAGCGCTCACCTTCACCGAAGTCGGCAGCCTCGAGCAGATCGGTGCCTTCGGCGCCGTGTTCGCGAAGGTCGAATTCACCCCGCTCAAGGGCGCCAAGGACAAGCACAAGGGCAGCGTCGATTACGGCTCGCTCCAGCTGTCGATGGCCTATGACGCGGCCGATGCCGGCCAGACGCTGCTTTCGACCGCGGCCGACGACGCCACCTCGAAGCTCTACAGCTTCCTCATCACCCTGCCGACCGGCGAGAAGTATTACTTCCAGGGCCGCGTCTTCGGCATGCCGCGCAACGTCGCCGGCGCCGACAGCGTCGTGATGGCGAACCCCACCGTCGAGGTCTGCACCAAGCCGGTGAAGGTCGCCGGCTCCTAAACCCGTTCCCGGCGCCCGCGACGCCGCCTTCTCTCTGCTCCACCTGCCCCGTTTTCGCGGGATGCGGGTCAGGTGGGGCACCAATCCCGCGAGAGGTTACCCATGTTCGATATCACCACCCAGGCGGTCGCCGATACTGCCGCCCTTCATCTGAAGAACGCCGCCGGCGAGCCGCTGTATGCGGATGCCGAGCGCACGAAGCCGGTGCAGATCATCCTGCACAGCCCGGGCAGCAAGGCGTTCTCGGCGGTCGAAACCGCCCAGTCGGCGCGCGCGGTGAAGCGCCTGAAGGCAAACGACGGCGAGATCACCGCCACCACGGCCGAGGAGCGCCTCCAGCAGACGGCCGAGGACTTGGCCATGCTCACCGTGCGCTTCGAAAACTTCGAATATCCGCTCGCGCCCAATGCCCAGGGCGCCGAGCTGTTCAAGGCCGTCTATTCCGATCCGCGGCTCGGCTTCATCACCAAGCAGGTCGCCAAGTTCATCCAGGACTGGAGCAACTTCACGGGAAAGTAACCCGCCAGCTGGTGCTCTACGTCCGGCACATGGCGTGGCTTAATGCCGTGCCGCGTCCGGCCGAGGGCGCCAGCCGGGCGCGGGCCGACGCGCCCGCGCCCAAGCTCAGCCGCGCAGCCCAGATGCGAGCGAACGGCATCCGCAACCCGCTGATGCCGCCGAACCCCCTCCCCCATATCATCGATGAATTGCTCGAGATCGGTCTCAGCGAGGCGGCGGGGATGGGAATCGGTCCGGTCAGCTGGCCGACGATCGATGCCTGGCGGCGCCAGACCGGCGCCGAACTGGCGCCGTGGGAATCCCGCCTGATCCGGCGGCTCTCGATCGAATATGTCGCCGAGCAGCGGCGCGCCGAGAGCGAAAACTGCCCGCCGCCCTGGCGATGGGAGGTCACTGAGGCCGAGAAGAAGGCTGAGGTCGCGGGGCTGGCGCAGATCTTCAGCTGACGGTACGATGCTCGCATGGGAATCAGCTTTCGCGCGCTCGCTCTGGCATCGTGCATTATGACCTCACCGGCTTTGGCGCAGGTGAAGCACTCGTCAGACTATCGCATAACGGCCAGCCCGACAGGTGGTGAGATAGTAACTGCTACCGCCGGTGATCCCATTTACACGGTCGAGGCAACTCCAGTTTCCGTGACAACAGATCAGCACATCGAGATAGCGCATAAAGTTTCATATGGAAACTTCATGAAGGGGACGGTCACGATCCCTTCGGACGCAAAATTCACCCGCGTCGATGGGTATGATGGTGTGTATGCGTGCACTCATCAAAACGTGCTTTTCGGTTATAGAGCTAACTCATGCCTATACGACAAGGATGGAGACGGGAAGTTTGAGCTTTTTGCCTACAGCAAAGGCGATGAGCTTCGGCAGCTAAAAGAGCCGGTACCATACAAAACTGTGTCTTCTTCAAGTGCTACAGTGGGGTATGCCTTCAGGAGCGTAGTAACATACCTGGGGTCGGACGGAAACTCCATCAATCTAAGCTATCGCGAATTCTATAATAATTACGCGAGGCCTGCCTTCACCGAAGAATTGAAGTTGCCTTTGATGAAGGCATTTCCTCAGCAGATGCGTTTCAAAGGCACGACTATCAACGTGCTTGGTGTCGACGGTAGCGGCATACGTTACGCTGTTGTCTCCTCGCCTCCTTCGGCGGTGCCTGAAGCCCCACCGAGCCAATAGCGCTTAGATTTCATAGCAATCCCAACACCCCGCTTCGGCGGGGTTTTTGTCGTGGAGGTCCGCCAATGGAAGACGGCTCGCCCGCTCTTGAAGTCGGCTTCGCGATAGACACCAGCAATGCGTTCGACGACCTAGCGCAATTGCAGCGGGCGATGAACAGCACCGAGGCGAAGGTCGTCGCGGAAGCTGCAAAGATCGAGCGCGCGACCAGCTCCATGGTGAACCTGGGCAGCGCCACCGCCCAGTTTTCGGCATTCAGCACTGCGGCCACCCGCGAAATGCGTGCCGCTGCGCGAGAGGCACAGGGCGTCGAGCGCGCGATCGAGCGAATGATATCGGCGCTCGACCGCGACACGGTAGCTGTCGGGCGCACTCGCGACCAGCAGCGCGCCGCTCGCGCCGAAGAGCTGGCCACCGCTGCAGCTCGTCTGGGGAACACGGATGCTGCCAATCGTCTGACGGCAAGCCTGCGTTCCCTGCAGGCGGCGCAGAGCAAACTCACTGAGGATCGCCTAGCCGCCGAGGTGAAGGCACAGGCGGACGCCATGCGTGAACGCGAGAGCGCAGAAGCCGCTGTCATTGCTCAGCTACGCGAACGCGCCCAGTTGGAATCAGCGCTGGCGCGGACGACAGGCGCTGACCGGCCGCGCGCAACGGACGCCGGGGCAACCTATAGCGCCTTGGCGGCTAAGGCTGCCGAAGACGAAGCTCGCGCGCATAACCTCGCCGCAGCTGCGGTGAAGCGGGAGGCGGACGAGCATGCACGGCTCGCTGCGCTGGTCCGCGGGTCACACGATGCGGAGATGGCAGACGCCATAGCGGCGGAGCGGATGCGAGAAGCCACCGATCCGCTCTATGCCGCGGTGAAGCGACTGAATGCGGAGGTCGCCGAATCGACCCGCCTCTATCACAGCGGTGCGACTGCGCCTGCGGAATATGCTCGGCAGCAGGAAGTCCTTGCCCAGCGCCTGCGCCTCACGACCGAGCAGCATGAAGCGATGGCCATTGCAGGCGGCAAAAATGCCAACGCGATGCGCAATCTGGTGATCCAGATGCCCGACGTGGTGCAGGGGCTGCTCACCGGGCAAAAGCCATTCACGATCCTGATCCAGCAGGGCGGCCAGCTCGCGCAGGTTGCCCTGATGACAGAGGGCGGCCTCATGGCCATGGCGGCTGCGGCAGGAACGCTCGCGCTTTACCTGGCCCCGCTCGCGGTCGTTGCGGGCGTGGGCTATGTGGCGTTCGCCAAGTTCCAGAGCGCGGTCAAGGATAGTGGAGAGCTGACCCGCTACCGCGATAGCCTCGGGCTGACGCACAAGGAAATGCTGCAGCTCAGCGACGGCGTCGAGAAGGCTGGCGGCAAGATCGAGCAGCTGGCGGGCGTGACGGTCACCGCCGGTGACCTGATGTCCGGTCTCTGGAAGACGATCAGCGACCAAGCGGGCTCCGGCGGGAACTGGGACGGGCTGAAGAAGGGTGCTAGCGAGGCGTTCGACTGGATTATCGCGGCCTGGAACAAGACGTCGGCCGGTATCACCGCCGGCATCTACGGCACCGTGAACGCCAGCAAGGTCATCTGGTCGAGCTTCGCGACTTCGGTGGGCGACATCTTCTACCAGTCGGTCAACCTCGCGATCGGCGCGATGAACACGTTGGTGAAGGCTGGCACAGACATTCTGAATGGTTTCGTGCACGCCGCCAACAAGGTGCCCGGCGTGAACATCGGAGACTTCAAGGCGACGCAGGTCGCAGAGGTCCAGAACCCCTTTGCTGGGGCCTCGAGCAAGGAAGCTGCCGCGGCCGCATGGAAGGCCGTGGGCGACGGTTACAAGAGCGCCTATGCGCAGGCCCGCAAGGAAGATGCTGCATTCTGGGCGCAAGTTGGCACCAATGCGAAGAAGAGCGCCATGGATCGCATGAAGGCCGAGGCCGACGCGATCAAGGCAAACCGCACCGCGCCGAAGCCCAAGGTCGACCGCAACGCGCTCAACGCTGACGCGACCGAGGCGCAGATCAAGAATTTGTATCGTCTGGCGGATGCATATGGCGTGTCCGGCGCTGCCGCTCTGATCGCCGAGGCGCGGGTGAAGGCGGAGAGCGAAGCAATCACGCGGCGCGCCGACGTCGACGCGGCGGTAGAGCGTCAGATCCGGCTATCGATCGCGCAGCGGGTTTCGGACGCGGCTAAAGGCACCGCCTCCATTCGCGATCAGGCGGATGCGCAGGAGCGGGTCAATGCGTCGGTTGCCGCTGGTCTCGTACCTGCCCAGCAGGCCGCAGATCTCGTTAAGAGCCAGATCGCAGACCTGCCGCTGCTCGCCGCGATCGAAGCCGCCCAGCAGCAGGGGCTCGCGAAGGAGGCCGCGCGCGCCACGAAGGCGCTGGCCGACCAGCGCGCCGAGCGTGAACGCCTGATGGGAGCGGAGAGCCGGGCGCGGCTCGCAAGCTCCACCGAGACCGGAAAGGACAGGCTCGCAGAGCTCCGCGAGGAGCTGCGGCTCATCGGCGCCACGGACGAAGCACGAGCCCGTGGTCTAGCCGAGTTCCGCGCGCAGCAGGAGGTGTCCGGCATGAAGGGCATCGATCCGGCGCAGGCCGCAGAATATGTGAAGCTGCAGGGCGATATCGCGGCGCAGACCGAGCGCAACCGCGCGGCGCAGGACGACTACAACGCATCCCTGACATTCGCCGCCGACAAGTGGGACCTGATCGCCCGGAATGTGCAGCGCGCCGGTCAGGGGATGGCCGATGCGTTCGGCAGCGCCGGCAAGGCCATCGGCGATCTTGCGACGATCTACGCCGGATTTCACGCTGATCGCGAGCGGCTTGACGCTCAACATAAGGCCGAAATCACGAGGGCAGGTATCGATCAGAACAAGATCGCGATCGAAAACGCGAAATACGCCCTCCGGACATCGACACTCCAGGTCGGCGCTTATGGCGATATGGCTGCGGCAGCGAAGGGCTTCTTCGGCGAGAACACGGCTGGCTATCAGGCACTTGCCGCTGCCGAGAAGGCTTTCCGCGCCGTAGAGTTCGCGCTCTCCGTGCGCGCCATGGCCCAGGATGCCGCGGAGACCGTCGGCTCGATCGCGCGTAGCGGCGCGCGCGCGGCGGCGCACGGGGTCGAAGCGGTGGCCAAGGCAATCGCGTCCCTGCCCTTCCCGCTCAACCTCGCGGCCGGCGCGGCCACAGCTGCGGCCATTGCCTCGCTGGGGATCTCCATCGCAGGTTCGTTTGGGGGCGGCGGCGCGCGACCGGCCCCGTCGAACACCGGCACCGGCACGGTCCTGGGCGACACCTCTGCCAAGAGCGAGAGCATCAAGCGCGCGATCGATGAGCTGAAAGCGGTCGACACGCTGACGAACGTCTATTCGCGCCAGATGCTGGACTCGCTGCGCTCGATCGACAGCCAGATCAGCGGGGTCGCGTCGGTGATCGTCCGCGGCGGCGACATCAACGCTAGTGCGAACGTCACCACTGGGTTCAAGACGAACACCATCGGCAAGGTGGCGTCCAGCATCATCGACCCGACGGGCCTCTTCTCGAAGATCCCGGTGCTGGGCGACATCATCGGCGGTATCAAGGGCGTGATCAGCTCGCTGTTCGGCACCCGCACCGACGTGACCGGCAGCGGCATCTACGGCGGCGCGCAGTCGCTCGGGAGCATCCTTGGCGGCGGCTTCAACGGCCAGGCCTATTCGGACATCACCAAGACGAAGAAGTTCCTGGGGATCGTCAGCGGCCGCTCCTATTCCACCCAGTACGGCGCCCTGGACCCGAACCTGTCGAACCAGTTCACCCTGATCCTCCGCAGCTTCAACGATGCGATCGCCGCCGCGGCCGGCCCGCTCGGCCAGTCGACCGAGGAAATCCAGAAGCGGCTGAACGGCTTCGTCGTGAACATCGGCAAGATCGACCTGAAGGGCCTCACCGGCGAGCAGATCCAGGAGAAGCTGACCGCGATCTTCGGTGCGGCCGCCGACGGCATGGCCAATGCGGCCCTGCCCGGGCTCCAGCAGTTCCAGAAGGTCGGCGAAGGAGCATTCGAGACGCTGGTGCGCGTCGCATCGACGGCCGAGCAGGTCACTACCTCGCTCGACCTGCTCGGCGCCAGCACCCGCAACCTCAGCCTCAACGCCAAGCTGGGGCTGGCCGACCAGTTCGACAGCGTCTCGGCGATGAAGGATGCAGCGGACGGCTATTTCCAAGCCTTCTACAGCCAGGAGGAGCAGACGGCCGCGAAGGCGGCGCAGATGGCCAAGGTTTTCGCCAGCCTGGGCTTTGCGGTGCCGGGAACGCTCGCTTCCTTCCGGCAGCTGGTGGAGGCTCAGGACCTCACCACCGCGGCGGGGCAGGCGGCCTATGCCACCCTCCTCAAGCTGGCGCCGGCGTTCGCCGATCTTCAGCAGTCCATGGCGGGGGCCAAGAGCGCGGCCGACATCCTGAGCGAGCGGCAGGACCTGGAGCGCCAGCTGCTCGAGCTGCAGGGCCGCACCGACGAGCTCCGCCGGCTCGACCTGGCCAAGCTGGATGCGAGCAACCGCGCGTTGCAGCAGCAGGTATGGGCGCTGCAGGATTCGGCGGCGGCAACGCAGGCAGCAACCCAGGCGGCCGAGGAGGCCGCACAGGCGCAGAAGGCCATTGCCCAGGAACGCGCCGGGCTGGAGCAGCAGCTGCTTCAGCTGCAGGGCGATACCGCCGCGCTTCGCGCGCGCCAGCTCGAGGGGCTCGACGCGAGCAACCGCGCGCTGCAGCAGCAGATCTATGCCGTCCAGGACGCGCAGGAGGCAGCCAAGGCCGCCGACGATCTCCGCCAGGCGTGGACGTCGATCGGCGACACGATCGAGGACGAGGTCAAGCGCATTCGCGGGCTGACCGACACGACGACCGGCGGCGGCTTCGCGTCGCTGCTCGGCCAGTTCAATGCTGCCACCAATGCGGCGCGCGGCGGCAGTCAGGATGCAGCGAAGTCCCTGCCCCAGCTGTCGCAGGCGGTGCTTGCCGCCGCAGCAGATGCGGCAACCAGCCAGCAGGAACTGGCGCGCGTACAGGCGCAGATCGCACGGTCTCTGGAAGACACGCTGTCGATCGTCGGCGGCACGCCCGGTGCGAGCAGTTCCGATGTGCTGGCCCGCGCGGCCGCGCAGGTGGCGGCGGCCGCGCCGGCGACGGCGGATAACAGCGGGATGATGGAGGAGCTTCGCCTGCTTCGTCAGGAGGTGGCGGATATGCGGCAGGACAAAAACCGCGGC